GATGAACGGCGGTTGTGCGATGCGGAGATGGATGATGGGAAGTGAGATTGAATTGACGTTGTCCCCGCAAGGCGCTGAGTTTATTGCGCGGTTTGAGGGGTTCCGGGCCGAGCCGTATTTTTGTTTAGCTGGTAAGCGCACGATTGGCTATGGCCACGTCATACGCAACGGCGAGGGTTTAAGTCACGTCACGGAAGGTGAAGCCCTTGACCTGCTGACGATGGATGCAACTCGGGAAGCGGCACCGGTACGCAAGGCGCTAACCCGGCAGCCCAACCCGCATGAAGCCGATGCGCTGATTAGCCTGGCGTTCAACTGCGGGGGCAATGCGATTGCCAAGAGTACGGCGGTAAAGGCGTTTAATGCGGGGCAATGGGCAACAGCCAGCGATGCTATCTTGATATGGGACAAGATCGGCGGCAAGACTTCAAAGGGATTGGCACGACGGCGCAAGGCCGAACGGCAATTGTTTATCAGCGGGGCGTATGAGTGAAACGTCCCCCCCGGCCTTGCACCTATCCGGGCTGTGCGGCAGTCACCACGACTGGGCGTTGCGCGAAACACCCGCCGGCGTTATGGCGGAATAAGGTAGCCGACCGGGAGTATAATCAGCGACGCCCGGAATCCGACCGGTTCTATGGGACTGCGGCCTGGGTGAATCTGCGGGCAATGGTGTTGTCACAATCCCCAGTCTGTGTGGAGTGTGAACGGTTAGGCCGGGTGACTCTAGCGACGGTGGTTGACCATATCATTCCATTCAAGGCGCGACCTGACCTGGGAATGGCGGTTGATAATCTCAGACCACTGTGTGTAAGTTGTCACAATAGGATAGGTAAAAGGGTTTATAATTCAAATTGATAATTTTAATTATTATTATTTAATAAATAATTTATTTTAATTATTTTAATTATTTTAATTATTTATTTTAATTATTTATTTTAATTATTTATTTTAATTATTTATTTTAATTATTATTATTATCTTAATAATACAGGATAATGGTATTATAGTCTTTTATATATACTAATTACGAACGCTTGCCCTCCCCCGCTTTTTATATCCACACTTCAAAATCGGGTTAATTAGCCAATGCCGACCCCTAGAAAGCCAAGCAATGTACTTCAAATGAATGGCGCCTTTGATAAAAATCCAGACCGTAAACGCGCCAGAAAAGATGAGCCGGTACCGACCGCGCCATTAGGCGATCCGCCTTTGCGCTTAACGGATGAAGAAAAAGCCGCATGGCATGAAGTCGTCTCCATTGCGCCGCCGGGCGTATTGATGAATAGCGACCGTATTGCAATGGAAATCCTCTCTGTCTTACTGGCTCAGTTCCGCGCCAATCCGCTGGATTTTCAGCCGACCCGGCTATCCAGACTGGAATCCATGATTGTCAAAATGGGGCTGACCCCGTCTGACCGTTCCCGCGTGATTGCTGCGCCAAAAGAATCCGATAATCCGTTTGCTGCCATTCGCCGCAAGCCATGACTGACCCCCTCTCCATCGCCCGCACCTACGCAAAATCCGCAATCAGCGGGCGCGGGGTGACCGCTGGCCGGTGGATTAAGGCGGCTGCTGAGCGATTCCTGAACGACCTTAAAGCCAGCCGGGAGCGCAACAGCACCTATGTTTATTCCCGCGACCAGGCCGATGCGGCGGTCAACTTCATTCAACTGTTGCCGCACATCAAAGGCGAATTTGCCCGGCGCAATGAATCGCTGATTCTGGAACCCTGGCAGGTTTTCATTACCTGCAACATCTTCGGCTTTGTCCGGCGCGCCGATGAAACCCGGCGTTATCGGCGGGCGCTCATCACCGTATCGCGCAAGAACGGGAAGTCCTCATATGCCAGCGCGGTCGGGCTGTATATGCTGTGTGCCGATGAAGAAGCCGGGCCGGAGATTTACGCGCTGGCTACCACCCGCGATCAGGCCGGGATTGTGTTCTCAGACGCACGGGCGATGGTCCGCAAGTCGCCGAAACTGGCGGAATACTACGGCGTTGAAGCCGGGGCGCTGGCCATCTTCCGCAACTCCGCACACGGCACCTTCAAGCCGCTGCCCGGCGACCCTGGCGACGGTACCAATCCGCACTGTGCCATCATCGACGAATACCACGAACACCAATCCCCTCGTGCTTATGACGCCATGTATTCCGGCATGGGGGCGCGTCGGCAACCACTGATTCTGGTAACGACCACCGCCGGGTATAACCGGGCCGGGCCGTGCTACCAGATGGAGGCATACTCAAAGAAGGTGCTGAACGGCGATATTGATGACCCGTCGCTATTCGCCGCGCTCTATACCCTCGACGATGGTGACCAGTGGACGGATTCGCGGGTCTGGGCCAAGGCCAATCCGAATCTAGGCGTCTCGGTGTCCCGCGATAACCTTGAGGAAGCCTGCTTTGAGGCGCAAAACAACAGCGTCAAGCAGGTCAATTTCCTCACTAAGCGGATGAATATCTGGGTGAGCAGCGGCGTTCAATGGTTTGATATTAGGGATTGGAATGCTTGCGCCGATCAAAAGCTAACGCTAGACGCCTTTGCTGGGTACCAGGCGTACATCGGACTGGACTTGGCGAGCAAGATTGATTTATGCGCCCTTGAAATTCTAATCAAAGATGGCGATAGGTTTGTTAGGTTCGGAAAATACTATTTACCAGAGGAGCCGGTAACGACAGGATCGAGTTCTACACACGCTCATTATTATGCGTGGAGTCTTGACGGGTATCTTACTCTGACGCCTGGGAACATTACCGATTATCGGTTTATCATTAACGACCTGATGGATGTTTGTCAGAAACTTGACGTTATAAGCATTTCATACGATCCATTTCAAGCAACTCAGCTTGCAACTCAGTTACTTGAAATTGGATTGCCGATGATTGAAACAAGAATGACGGTGCTAGGCTTGTCATCGCCCATGAAAGAATTGCAAGCCATGATTAAATCATCGCGCATTGCACACGATGGTTGTCCGGTCATGTCATGGCAAATGGGGAATGTTGTCGCTCATACAGACAACAAAGATAATGTATTTCCAAGAAAACAAACGCCAGACGATAAAATTGACTCTGTGGTTGCGCTCATTATGGCTGTTTCCCGCGCCATGCTAGGAGAGCAACCGTCAGCAGAATCAAAATATAACGAGCAACCCCTGGTGGTGCTGTAAACGCAAGAAAGGCCGGCATCGCTGCCAGCCCTTCACCTCGCCTTGCCTAGCCATACCGAAACACGCCTCGCCATGATTGGCGGCGAAAATTATAGACGATTTTATCCGCAAACCGCTTTACTTTTATCCTGCTTTATACTATATAGATACTTCCATGTTAAGGCATGGCTGGGCTTGTTAAGGCGCTGCGGGTCACGGTCAGGCTGTGCATGGCGAGGCGTTGTCGGGCGATGCTGGGCAGGGGCTGTAATCAGCCGGATAGCTCGCTGCAAAGCGGGTTATCCGGGTGCGAAAGCGCCGGATTAAGGCGAGGCAAGGCAAGGTCTGGTTTGGTATGTTGCTGTCTGGCGAGGCAAGGCGATGTATGGTAAGGCGAGGTTCTTTTCTAATGTCGAATGACGACCGAAAAGATGCTTATGGCGCTTGGTTTCAGGCCATTAAGCCAGTAATTCACGAAAGGGATCGCTGTTGCAGAGGGTGTGGCGGAAAGGAGCGGCTAGAGGTTCATCATATCCGGTATGGGCCGGACATTACCGAAGCGAATTTGACGCTGTTGTGTCGAGAATGCCATGAGGCAATCACAAACATTGTCAGGTCAAGGCGTTACGCATTAAAAAGCCCACCTACAGTTATCGCTGTAAGCAGGCTAATTTTTCAACACAAGGTAAGGAGTCAGTATGCAGCAACAAAGTTTGAAGTTCAAACTCACCGGCGTGTCTCCCCTGCTGATGCACGCGCCCAGCCTGTCGATACCGACGCATCCTTTGTACAAGGATTTCAAGAGGGTATCGGGGAAAAGAGCCAAGACGGAAGCCGATATTCTGGAGCTTGCGAAGCTGGAATGGTTCGGCGGATTGTATCTCGGTAGCGACGGAGCGCCCTGTATGCCTGCCGAAGCGGTCGAGGCGATGCTGGTTGAAGCGGCTAAAAAATCCCGCAAGGGACAGTCGGCAAAAGCCGGGCTATGGGTCACGGAAAATGGAGTGCTTGAGTACGAAGGCCCCCGTGATCCGCACAAACTTTATGAATTACCGCAATTCACTTTAACCACCGGGGTTCGGGTTCAAAAGAACCGGATTAACCGGACTCGCCCGATATTCAGGGAATGGGCCACAACGGTTGAAGTGACTTACCTTGACGAAGTATTGAACGCCAGCGACATTAAGGAATGCTTCAAAACCGCTGGCGTATTGATTGGCTTGTTGGATTGGCGTCCTAAGTTCGGGCGGTTTATTGCTGAATCTGTGGAGTAGGATTTGTTTTTTCAGGATAGGTCTGGCGTGGAGTGGTGATGCAGGGCGATGTAAGTCTCGGCGTTGCGTAGTGCGGTCTGGTCGGGTTCGGTATGGGATTTTCCTAAGCCTTTTATCGGGGCTTAGGAAACAAAAAAGATTTTTGGCGCGGCATGGTCTGGCAATGCGGGGCAGGCGGGGAATGGCGGGGTAAGGCGATGCCCGGTAAGGCGGGGCATGGTTTGGCAGGGTTAATACCACCCGGTAGAGTAATCTACCGGGTTTTTTATTATAAATTATTGTAGAATAAAACAATAATCATCGCCTCTCAGGGCTACCCCATGAACCTCAATCCGCTATCCTGGCTTAAAACCAAAGCGACCAGTCCGGTCGATCATCCCGCCAACTGGTTGCTATCCGCATTGGGCGGCGAATCATCGTCGGGTGTGTCCGTCACCCCGGCCACCGCCATGAATTGCGCGGCGGTACTGGCGGCGATCAACGTCCTATCGCAAGACATCGCCAAGCTGCCGCTGCTGATTTACCGGCGCTTGCCCGGCGGCGGGCGGGAAGTCGCCACCGACCATCCGCTCTATCCGCTGCTGGCCCGCAAGCCCAATCCTTACCAATCCCGTTTCACGTTCCGCGAGTGGGGTCAGGCCAATCTACTGCTGCGCGGCAATGCCTATCTGCTCAAGGTCTGGAATGCACGGGGCAAACTGACCGCCCTGATTCCCTTACATCCGGATCGGGTGGCGATCTGGGTCGGTATGGGCGAGCCGCACTACGAAGTCTCCCGTCCGGTCGGCGCTATCGAGAGCTACTACCTGCAAGGTCTACCCGCCCGACTCAATCAAGAGCAGATTCTGCACATCCCCGGCCTATCGATGGATGGGGTGATCGGTGTTTCCGTAATTCATTACGCCCGCGAAACCATCGGCCTGGCACTGGCGACTGAACAGTATGGCGCTAAGCTATTCGGGCAAGGGGCGCGGCCTAGCGGCACCCTGACTCATCCCGGCAAGCTATCCCCGGAAGGCGCGTCGCGGTTGCGTGATTCGTGGAGTAGCGCCTATAGCGGCATCGCCAATGCCGGCAAGGTGGCGGTCTTGGAAGAGGGGATGAAGTTTGAGGCCCTGGCGCTATCCAATGAAGACGCGCAATTCCTCGGCAGTCGGCAATTTTCCATCGTGGAGATTGCCCGGATATTCCGGCTGCCACCGCACAAGCTCATGGATTTGGGCCGGGCCACCTGGTCGAATATCGAGCAAATGAGCATGGAGTACGTCAACGACTCATTGATGCCCTGGCTAGAACGCTGGGAGGCGGCGCTTGAGGATGGCCTGCTGGCCGAACATGAACGTGGCGAATACTTTATCGAGCATGATATTTCGCGGCTGTTGCGCGGCGATTCGACCAGCCGCAGCAACTACATCAAATCCTTGTTCTATACCGGCGGGCTGACCGTGAACGAGGTGCGAGACATTGAAGGGCGTAATCCTGTAGAAGGCGGCGACCGACGCTACATCCCCGTCAACATGGCCCCGCTCGATGATGACGGGATTCCCCTCCCCTCGGCGCAAGCCACGCCCGGCGCAATGCCGGAGATGGAGAATGGGGATATGGAGACGAAAGAACCCGACGATGATGCAGACACAGGCGAGGGCATAAATAATGGACCCGCTGGACCGGTTGTATGAGCACCTGAGCGGGATTGTTCCCGCCGATATTCTGACCGGCTGCATTGCCGCTGTCCGCCATGAACTGGGCGGCGGTGCGGTCTATGTTCACTCCCCGATCCGCGAGCGGATTCAGTCGATTCAGACCGCCCTAGTAGCCGGGGTATCGTGCAAAGCGATTGCCGCCGCGCATGGGGTGACCACCCAGGCGGTCAGGTATCACCGGCAAAAGCGGATGGGTTGAAAGCGTAGCGTATTGCGGACACACCTCGGCGACGTGGTAGGGTTGCGACTCCAATCAACCACACGAAGGAGCGCATCATGATCCGTTGCCTGTTCACCAGTCTGTTACTGACTATCAGCCTTTCCGTAACCGCCGCGCCTAACCCGCCGCCCACTCCGCAAGAATGCCAGCGCATCCTGCAAACCGCTGATAAAGCCGCGATTGAACGGTCGGGTTGCTGCTCAGCACATGATGGTGTCTGCGGATGTGCCAGCAATGGCAAATTGAAGTGCTGCGATGGCGCAACCAGTCCGACCTGTGCCTGCAATGGGCCGGACCGGGAGGATAGCCGGTAGTTGATCTGTTGATTCGGGAACGTCATCCCATCATTCACCCGGCCACGATGATGACGTTGAGTTATATCAACGACCTCATTCATCGCGGGGGCAGCGATCCAGGCTGCACTAGGATTGAACAGGCCAAGGAGGGCATAACCCGCCACCAAGAGGATTTGCTATGAAATATCTAACCTTGCTCGCCAGTATTGCATGGATGATTCCCGCGTTCGCCACAGACACAAACAGCGGCTATGTGGCATGTCGGCTCGAATCAGACCTTGATTTGGTCATTATGGCCGCCAGTAGTAACGACAAGGGAAGTTTTAACGCACTCGTAGACGGGAAGCGCTGCATGGTTATGCAGGCCAGCGTCAAGGTTACGGTGATTGATTCCCCCGGCGTATTTGGAAAGAAAGCCTCTTTTATTATGGACGGGATAAAGTTTTGGACTGTCCGCAAGGGGCTAAATTTCAAGATTGACGATTAGCCAGTGATTCATTTTAGTAGCCCGCCAAGCGCGGGTTTTTTTGTTGTCATTCAATCCGCCATTGCATTACAATCCCGTATTCACTCACACTAGGAATCACCCATGCCGTTATTGTCTGATCTGGAAATGACCTCGATTGACGACCTGTTGATTATGCGGGATGAAATCAACATGGAACTGAGTACCCGTGCCGCTACGGAATTGGCCGCGATGGACAAGCGCCGGGAGCAGTTGCAGGTATTTGTATCCACCGTGCTTGCACCTAAAGACGAACTCGCTGCCCGCCGCAGTCGCAGCCCTGGCGTTGC